GAAGCTGGTAGCGCTGGTCAGGTTCACGGTCAGGTTGTAGTTGGTGCCGCCAATGACCAGACCTAGCGCGCCGGTTTGCTTGATGTCGTCAAGCGTCACGCTGCGAAGGCTGGCCGATTGCAGCACAGCAGGCAGGGCAGCGGACTTGTCGCCGGCCAGCCACAGGCGCTCTGGGATCTTGGTCGCGCCTTCGTAGCCAAGGAAATAGCGCTCAGCGAACGCGTATTCGTCAGACAGCAGGCCGAACACCTGGCCGACTTCTGCGGCGCTGCCAAACTCTCGAGCGCCGATAATGCGCGGAGAAGTTGTAGGGGAAACAAGCAGAGTGGACATAGACAGCGCGGTGCCGCCCGTTCCAATCGCGCTTGGTACTACGCTGACAATACGATCAGCGGGGATACTGGAAAAGGCCATTTAGCCACCCTCATTTACTGGAATGATTGCAATCTCTGCACTATCTGCAAAGTCTTGCGTGTGAGTTACCACGGGATTGTATTGTAAAGCAAGGTCTAAGATATAGCGATCTTCGTACTGATTGGAGTCGTTGATATACGGCAGTCGCTGCCGAGACTGGACATAGAGCGGCTTGCACTTGGTCAGGCGGTCGCAGGTGTAGTAGTTCCGCCACAACTGCGCAATGATCCTGCTGCGCTTTGGCGCCTCTTTGCCGTAGAACGAGAACTGCACTCGCGCCTCGACTGAGTTATGCACGGCGGCAAGTTCGGCGTCTGCGTCGTAATACGTCGAAGAATAGTCCATCTCTGAATCGAACAGCATGGCTATAGTTATCGCGTTAAACGGCAGTGCGGCGAAGTTCTGCGTGTCGCGGATAACTTGCGCGGGCGTAGCATCCGGCAGCGTCGCCAGGATGAACTGGCGCAGTTCCGTGATTATTTCGTAGTGGTCGTCACTAGAAGTCGCCATTATGTAATCCTCACAAGCAATAGCCTAACCCACGTTCGGTACGATTCCAGCACCTTATCCACCGACCAGCGGACTGGGGCAGATTCACCATACGGCGTAAACACCAGCTCAGACGCGCCACGCTCCAGCCAGCGCTGGATGGCGGTGATGCTGCCGTAGGCGTACACGGTGATGTACTCGCCCTGACGGTCAACCAGGTTCAAGTGGTCTTTTTCCTCAGACCCGAGCGACTGCGCCTGAATCTGAATCGGATGCTCGACAAAGTTCGGCACCTGATTGCCCTCGGAGTCAACCGTGGAACCCTCGTTCACTCTCAGCACGGCTGCTAGGTTGGGGTTTACCAAGCTGGTCATGCCGTTGGCCATTGCGCGGACGTTAATCATCTGGGTTGATCTCGTAGCTGAATGAGTTGCGTAGGAGGCGGTCGGGGCCGCGTAGGGGGGCGTTGTAGCCTTTAGCGGCGATAGTGCTAGGCGCGTTTGGCGGCTCTTCCCAGGTCATGACAGACATTTTCAGTTCATCGGCCATATGCTCGCACACCAGCCGCATTGCTGTTTCCGCGTCGTGTTGCTTGAGCAGCGCCGCCATCATGGCCGGCAGCTTGTCGCGGTTATCCGCCACGGCTTTGCGGAAGAACGGGCGCGGCGGTATCGTGTCGGTGCCGTACTCGTTCATGTAGCCGACTTCTGCAACGCCTGCGCCATCCGGGTACGTCTTATCCTCAAGAATGCCGACACGCGCCTTAACCGCGCGCTGGGCGGCGATTCGTTGCAGCTTGTCGGCCAGGCTCATTGCACATACGTCCTACGCACCGGCATGGGCGACTTGCCAAGGCGGTAGAGGAAGGAGCGGAACCGCTTACTCATTTGCCAATAGAGGTTGCCATACGGTGTTTGCAGGTAGAACCTTTCGTTATTCCCGAGAGTCCCGTAGTCCAGCGAAATCGACACCGACCCCTCGGTCGCGCTGGCAACACGCCCCACGACAGCATTGCCGCTTTCGGCTTGCTGGTTAAGGGATGCCAAGTGCGCAACAAGCAAATACAGCATGGTCTTGCGCGCCTCAACGTCCTTCACGATGCTGCAATCCGTGTTGTCGAGGAATCCCTCGGCAATGCTGAAGAACATCCGAAGCTGCGGGTCAGTCGCCACGATGTTGGGATAAAGCGCCCGGAACTCTGCAATGTCAAAAACTACAACGGCCATAATCATTCGCCCTGGTGGGTTGTTCGTTTCAGCATAACAAAAAAGCCGCACAATGGCGGCTTTCCTGCATCTGGCTCTGGGTTACTTCTCGACCTTACCCAGTCCGCCTTCCTTCGCTTCGCCGGTCAGTTGCGGCAGTTGCTCGGTGCCGGACTTGTTGCCCTTCTTCTCGTTCGCCTCGGCCTTAACCGAGCGCTCTTGAGCGTGGGCAAACACAAAGCCGCCTTTGACCAGCTTGGAGTCCTTGAACTTCTCGCGCCAGGCGTCCCACAGGTCTTTTGGCACGTCATGGGTGATGCCGTGGCCAGTGCCCTGGATCAGGTTCTGATTCCAGCCGTTGATTCGGTATTCGACTTCCTTGCCGCCCACCTGGGCCGACATAAGGATGCCGTTCGGGAGTTTGCAGCCGATTGTGACAGTGCTCATTCGTTTCTCCAGTAGTAAAAGGCGGGGCCTAAGCCCCGCTAATAGTTTAGGTCAGGATCAGACTGGCGACCATCAGCGGGCGATAGATAATCGCGCCAACGGTGCCCTGGCTGCGCTTCTGCTGCCAGCTCGACAGACCCAGAACCATCGGATGCACGCGCATCTTCTCGGTGAAGGTCGGCTCGATGGTGCGGACGCCTTCGTACGACTCTACGACCAGCTGCACAATCTCGCCGGCAGCAGTGGAGTATTCCGGCGCGGTTTCGATGGTCAGGCCTGGGAAGTTCTTCTTGAGCTGATCCACGACGTTGACGTTGTACTGGTTGGTTTTCAGCAGATTCACCTCGTTCTCCGGCGAAAGAATCATCTTCATCGGAGTGGCGCGGTCAATCAGGCCCTTGGTTTGGCTGACCAGGCGGGCATACAGCGCGCCCTGGATCGAAGCGAACACCTGATCAGCGGTCAGCGGCCCCCAGTCGGCACCAGGCAGCGACGCCGACAGCGACGGATCGTTCAGGATGCCATAGTTGGCCAGACCGGAAACGCCGAAGAAGTAGCTCTTGTTCTGGAACTTGTTCAGCACCAGAGCGGCGGCGATCTGCTTGCGGGCTACCCAGTCCAGCTTAGCCGCACCGGCACGCTCAACCTCACGCTCGCCCACTTCGACGATGGTTTGGTAGTGGTACGGCTGGCGGTTTTCCCAGTTGACGTTAGCGCCGGACATGCCGTTGGTGCCGAAGTCGTCGTAGGACGAAACTTCGCCAGTGGATTCGGCAATCGGGAATTGCAGATTGTCGTCTACCCAAGTGCCTTTCTTGGTCTCGCCGAAAATCTGCGCGGCCTTCATCGGCTCCACAGCGATCTCGATGACGCGCGGATCGACGTAGGTGGTGAACATCGCCAGAATGCCGGCGTTCGGGGCGGTGATCAGGTCGGCGTCGTTGGCAACGGTGGCGCGGGCCATGTTGTCCAGCTCTCGCGGCTGAAAACCAGTTTGGTACACGATACCCGCGTCTTGAGCGAGCGCGTGAAAGTTCAGTTTATCAGACATTTGCGCGCTCCTTAGATAGACGCTTTGGTGATTTTGACCAGCTCGCCGGCGGTCTTAGCCTCGGCAGCGACGAAGCCGGTAGCGATGAAACCAGCGCCAGCGGCAGTCATGGACGGCACGCCGGTAGCAGCCACAGCGGTGACGGCAGCGCCGACGGTGGAATCTGCATCCAGCACGGTGTAGAAGTCGCCATCGGTGAACAGGACGGTCTCGCGGCCAGCCGGGACAACCATGCTAGCAGCCTGGCCCAGCGGGACAATGGCTTGGTTGTTGCGGTGAACGAAGCCCACGCGACGGCCAGTGTCGTTTGCGGTGTAAACCAGCCCGGTGGTCAGGTCTGCGAACGCGAATCGGCCAACGGTGATGGCCTCGGCGGTACGCAGCGAACCTTCGCCAGCCAGCATGACGTTACGCGGGTTGGTAGATGCGAAGTCACCGGCAACGGCGCGGGACGGATCGCGGTTCAGAGTCTGTTGAAATGCCATGATGGTAATCCCCTTAGGCTTTACGGAAGCGGCTGGTCAGAGCCGAAGGCTCGTGCATCGCAGAGTCAAGCGCGACCTGCGGGCGTTTGGATTGCGAAGCGGCCATGGTGACAAGCTGGGCCAGGCCGGC